CAATTCTCTTAATTCTTTTGGCATTTTGCTTCCTCCTTAAAATTGAGCAATAAAAAAAGAGTTAGATTAAATCTAGCTCCCTCATCAATGTATTCATTTTTTCTTGTTCATTATTTTGCGGTAGATTCCTCTTTAGTGCTTTAAAAGCTCTTGGTATATTCTTGTACTCATTAAAGAGATTGCTTGTACAAGCTACAGCTGTATTTTCTTCTGCTACTTCGATATTGAAATACTCACTTGCTTTCAAACCATTTAACCATGTCTCATTTTGCACCATTTCCCGTATTTCTTCGATATCTACGCCTTCTTTTAGATTATCTTTATATACATTGATAATCCCTTCCTCAATTGCATCTAAATCATTCGCCATTTTTCTAAACTCATCTGCATTTCCATACGTACTATTCCAAGGTTTATGAATCATTAAATATGCATTTGAGGGAACAATCAACTTATCACCAGCAAACGCAATTACAGAAGCAATTGAACCGCCTAATCCATCAATATGAACTGTTTTATATCCTTCATGGCGCTTTATCATATTATAAATAGCCATTCCTGCAAAAACAGATCCTCCACCACTATTAATATAGATATTTAGGTCTTTTCCTTTTACACCATCAAGGATATTTCTTACGTTTTCAGGATATTGATCTTCATCATTCCAAGCTCCCCACCAAGAAGAAACGATATCTCCATAAAAATAAAGTGACGGTACATCTTCTGTTTGATTTTTAATCTGTAACCAATCCATTCCCTTCACCTCCTTTCCCAACTGAAGTTAACGGAATATAATTCCCATTACACATTAATTCATCCCCACCTTCTTTATGTGGCATATCTACAAATTCTCGGGCTTCGTTCGGTGTATAAATGGCATTGTTTACACCTTTTGATAGTCCTTCCATTTGTATCGCAAAATCAGCACGTAAAATACCGTTAACGTTAAACTTACAGCAATAGCCACTTTGAAATTCATCACTAAGAAGGAGTTTATAGCTCATTTCTTCCTCGTAATGTTTCAAAATATATAAAAGGGTATCTACGTAAAAGGAGCGCTGTTGCGTTTCCACATTTGCATAGTTACCCTTGTCATAGTTATTCACTTGTGCCGGCTTAATCCCAAATGCTCCAGCGACTTGAAGCGCCGTGTACTTATTGATTTCTAAAAATTGAGCGTCGGCCATATTCACATTTAATGGCGTTAGCTGAAATCCTAATGGTAACGGAACAATTCTTCCTGCATTTTTCAAACCGTTACTAAATTCTTCTATCTTTGCTGCCATCTTCTTTGCTTTCTCCTGATCCAAATCACCTGTATACTGCACTACCGCTTTTCCCATTAAACCATTTGAAAAATAGTTACTAAGGTACAAAGCGCCACTTTGAATGTTTTCAATAGATACTTTTAATATATCTTTTACAGCTAAACCAGAGATTCCATCTAAAGATAATGATGTTTTGAAATGCATAATCTGGTCAAAACGAAATCTATATTGTTTTCCGGATTTGTTGTCTCCCCAGATATACCAGATTGCATTTTCTTTTTGAAATATTCCAGCATTATCAATCCAAATTTGTACTTGTTCACTTGGAAGAATCCACAAATCCTTTACTTTATCCCTGTCAGTATTAATATAGACATACGCATTTCCATAATGATTTTTATTAGCTTCAACTGTGGACCAGAATGTACTTGAAGTCATATACGGATTCGGCCTCATTTTTAAAATTGTATACAAATTATGCTCTGTCGCCTTCTCAAGCCCTTTATTTGTATCCTTATACAATTTTAAAGGTAGTTTCCCTATGCTTTCAGACAGTAGTCTTAAACAAGTGAAATAAGTAATCTCACTTAATTTATTTTTATTTACACTTCCTATATCAATCCCTAACATTTTTAAAAATCCTTCTGAATCCAGTGCTACAGAGTTTTGAACCTTCTTAGGTTTTAATTTATTGAGCCATCCCCACATTCACTCACCTCCTTACCATCCAAGTTTATCAAGGTTTTCATCAGTAACATATTGACTCAAGTTTATACCTACTTCACCCTTCATTGCCATTTTGTATGCATCGATAACAGCATCAATCGGGTCAATTCGTTTCTCTTTTAAATGCTTGTCAATCTTGATTTCACCAAAGCTATTAGATACAGTCTTGGCATTTGCTACACTCCATGTTAGCAATTTATTTTTACGGTTGTATTGAATGTTTTCTGCCTCAACTTCCAATCTGAAATCAGTTGTAGCATCGTTTAAATTCTTCGCTGATTGAACAATCATAATGCTGTTATAGCCAAGCTCTTCAAGATCGTTTAAAAAAGCATCTGCATTGTGCGGATCGTATGCTATTACATTTACAATTAATTCATACTCTTCTACAATTCGTTTTAAATACGCGATTATATACTTATAATCTGTCTTAATGCCACCCAGTGTCTCTGTAACGGTTAACAATCTATCTCTAATCCACATGTCATAAGGAGCATGATCGGTCTTTATATGCTCTGCTACACGGTTTTTAGGAATAAAACTATGCGAATGTATGAAGTAATTCCTCACTTCTTCTTTTAAATACGGGAATACTGCCCCTAGACTCGTTAAATCACCGCCACTTGATAAATCAAGACCTATATAACACTCTTTTCCTCTAAAATCCTCTAAATCTAAATCTGAAGCACATTTTTTCCAATGTTCCATGTTCATATATTGGCTGTCTGTAAATTGGACCCAAATATTAAGGTGTTTTGTGAGAAAATTACGGAGTTCACTTCCGCCCCTACGTTTCGCTGCACTTGCCATCGTTGCTAGGGTTTCAATTCCTTCTTCATCTCTTGCTACTAAAGGATTTGCTTTTATCCAATTACTTGAATCCCAAATATCATCATCTTTATCCAGTTGAGCAATGTATACAAACTGTTTATCATCTTTATGTCCACCTTCAAGAAGTCTACAACAGTCCTCATATAGCTCATAGCAAGGACTATTTAAATCAAATCCCGCTGTTGTGATAACTGATATTAAGCATTCTTTTAATTTTGTTGTTCCACCCTCCAACAATTTATACATTTGATTTGTAGGGTGTTTATGATATTCATCTACAATACCCAAATAAGAACGGAATCCATCAATACTTTCCGTATCTCTTCCAAGAGCACGAACAACTCCGTTTGTTACAAGTGCTTCAATGGTATTCTTATATTCTTTTACCTTGAAGCATTCACTTAAATCTTCATCCGATTCAATGAACTTAATCATTTCTTTGAGAACTATGTTTGCTTGGTCCTGTTTCGTAGCTGTACAGTATACTTGTGCATAATTATAGCCGTCAAAATTACTATAATATGTCCCTAACACACCATTCATCAAAGATTTACCATTTTGTCTGCCCACTTGAACATAACTACTTCTAAATCTACGATAACCCGTTTCTTTATGAACCCAACCATGCAATGATCCGAAAATAAATGCCTGAAATTCTGCTAAGATAAGTGGTTCTGCCTCTTCACCTTCACCTATCGTTAACGTTTCAGCATACTCAAGTAACCTATCTGCCTTTTCCTCATCAAAATAATAGACGAACGGCGCTAATTTACTTTTTTCTAAATCATCTAAGTGCCTTTGGCAAGATAACTTAACATACTTCCCTGCAATTTCTCGACCTTCTAATACATCAAGAGCATACTGTGTGACCCTATTCATATAACAACCTACATAAACTTACTATATTTATTTTTGGGCTTATCATCGGTTTCCTTTGGGACTACTAATCTGCATCTTGATGTAATTGTTAAACCTAAATCACTGGAAGCTTGTCTACATTGTTTAAAAAGTTTGTCTTGATTTATAAGTAAATCTGAATAAACACCATTAGATACCGTGTATGTTTTCTCAGATATGATGTTACCTTCCGGATCTTTTTTTACATCCACTACTTCTTCTAACGGACTTAGCTCAAGTATTGCATTTGTAATTTCTACATACATTTTCCTTGCTATTAAAAATCTTGCTAAAGCATCAACATCAAGATTGGACATAATTTCAATCCTGATTAATTCATCAGATATTTTTTTAAAGTCTCTTCTTAAATCTTTCGGCAAATAAGAAGGCGCCCTAATTTTATCACTAGGCGCCTTGACTTCTTTTGATTTTCGATTTTCGATTTCCGCTTTTGTTAAATGTTTTTTTCCCTTCAGTACAACTAAATCAACAGGTTCTCTCGGCCTAGCCATCCATCTTCCTCCTTTCGGAATTTTCATTTAGGGAGTTTTCGCGAAAAAAAAGACCACCCGGCGACTCGTCGCCC